TTTATATAAAAGGAGCGAAACGTCCTGGGGAAAACAAAAAACCGGAAACCAAAAGGTTTCCGGTTTCAATTGGTAGCGGGGCATGGATTTGAACCTTGGACCTCTGGGGATACCAGAGGTCCAAGGTTCAAATCCATGGGGCTTCTGAGCTTATCCAAGCTCAGTTTAGCCGCGTGAAGATCAGGATGCCCATGATGGATCATGAGAAACAAAATCAGCGCACCGGTCCCATGGCGCAAAAATATCGAAGGGTGGACTGACACCCTTAGGGCGGCCGGCCTATCAGCACAGACAATCAAAAGCCGTCGATACAAGATGGTGCATCTCGCGGCACTGCTCATGCCATCAGGTCCCGAAGACGTGACCACGGAGCAGATTGTGCAGGTCTTTGCGCGACAACAATGGAAACCGGAGACCCGCAAGGCGTACCGGAACACCATATCGTCGTTTTTCCGATGGCTGCATAAAAGCGGCAGACGGTCGGATGATCCGAGTCTGGACGTGCCAAGGGTGAAGAAGCCGCACGCGCATCCCAGACCATGCCCGGACCGTTATATCGCTGTGGCGATGGAGATGGCCACGTCGTCGGAAAGACTCATGATCCGGTTGGGCGCGGAGTGCGGACTGCGGCGTGGCGAGATTGCGCGGGTCCACAGCGATGACGTGGTGGCCGATAGCGCCGGCCGGTCATTGATCGTGCGCGGCAAAGGCGACAAGCAGCGCATAGTGCCGTTGCCGGATGATCTGGCCGGCATCATCATGGACGCGCATGGCTACCTGTTCCCCGGCCGGTTCGGAGGCCACGTCGAAGAATCATATGTCGGCGACCACATCAGCCATCTGCTGCCAGACGGATACGGCGCACACACGCTGAGGCACAGATTCGCCACGGTGACGTATGCGACGACGCATGATCTCTTCGTCGTGGCCGAACTGCTCGGCCATGAGTCTGTGGAGACCACAGAGCATTACGTGGCCATGCCCGATGGCCGTTTACGTGCGGCAACGGCTGCCGTCAGACTTGACGTTTAGGCCGCGTGGCGTGCCGAGAGCCGTGCTTTCTTGGTGCGAGCCGCCTTCGTCACGTCGTTGTCCTTCCAGTAGCACCAGATGGCGCTGCCGGCTGTCCATGCGAGGCTTACGAGCTGCGTGATGGTCGTGTCATCGATGTTGAGCACCGGATGGCCGAACATGGTCAGTGCCTGGTTGACAAGCGCAAGGAGCAGCACGAGGAATCTGGATATTGTGCCGCCGTCGATTCTCGGCGTCGATGCCTCGGCGTCGTCATCGGTGGCGGCCATGATCTGCGCGGAGACCGGCATCACGGTTACTTCCGTTGTGCTGGTCGCTGGTAGTCGGTTTTCCGTCGTGTCGGTCATTTCGTGGTTCCTTCCAGCTTGCTGATTTTTTCGGACAATTCGTTGATCTGCTGCTGCTGCGTCTCGATGGTTTTGGTGAGTTTGTCGATGCGGTTCGGAATCTCGAAGCAGATTGTGTTGTAGATGTTGCCGCCCGGTGCCGATCCCTTGTAGCTGTATTGCATGATGCTGTCACGGACACGCTGCGGCAGCTCGTAGGCGAGCAGGTTGTACATGTTGCCGCCCGGTGTGGCGTTCTTCCCGTTGGGCTTGTAGGCCCAGTTCCATACTTCGTCTCCTGCGTTTGACATGGAGCCTCCTTCGAGTATCTGATTTGCTTTGTCGATGATCTGCTTGTATGGCAGGCCGTTGGGCGCGAGGTCGGGGCATGAGAGGTGGTCTGTGCCTGGGATCTCCCGGTGTAGCCACACGTTGCCTTTCAGCCCGTCGTGCCACAGTTTCGTCCACCCGTACCTGCGCGCGATGTCGGCGCAGAGGCGCGCGCTTGCGTCGATGCACTCCTGGGTGCAGACCGCACCGTTGGCCATTCCTCCCTCATGCTCGATGCTGATGGTCGAATTGTTAGATGCCCAGTTCGCGTCGGAATAGCTGCCGTCGAGTTCCGACACGTATTGGTGGATCTCTCCGGTTGCGCCGATGCCGTAGTGGGCCGAGGCACGGCTTGACTGGCTGGCGAACGTGGCATCTGTGCCGGCGAGGTATCCGACCATGATGTGCAAAGTGATGTGGGTGACGCCGTAGCCGTTGCGGCCCACGTAGTGGTTCGGGCTTCCTTTCCAGATGATGTCGCTCATGTTGGCTTCCTTTTAGTCGCTGAAAAGGTCTTCAGGTGGTTCCGGCGGTGGTGGTGGGGCGCGACGGTAGATGTGGTCGATGAGTTGCCGGTTATATTGCCAGAGGCGTTGGTTGTCGGCCTGCATCTTCTGTGCGAGCCTGTAGGCTTCCATCTTGTTCTTCGCGGCGGCCGAGAGGGTGGAGACCAGTGCGCCGACTACCGCGCCGATAGCGCCGACGATGGCGATGACGAGATCCGTCATGCGGCCGGCCACATCATGGTTGCATAACGATTGTCGGAGATTTGCCCGCCGCCGCGACGCGAGTAGACGATGACTCCGGTGGGTTTGACGATGAATACACCGATTGAGGTGTTGTTGGAGCACATCGGTGCGAAATTCAGTTCGAGCGGCGGTCGTGCTTCCTCGGGGAGCGTGCCTGGCATTTGGCTTTCGCTCCATCCTTTGGTGCCACTGTCTGAGAGATTGACCGTGACGTAAACGAATCCATGTTTTATCATGTATTCGCATTTCCAGCCTGATTTGTTGACGAGCGTTGTTTTGGCTTTGTCATCGGCGGTGTACCAGTGTGCGTGATGCCAGCTGGTCCCGTCCCAGATGTACGGGCCGGTGTTGTCGCCGTCCGAGGTGACGAAGCCGGTCTGGCCAATGGTCGCTTTTTGCGTCTTGAGGTTTTCGAGGGTGGTCGCGATGACCGGTGTCGCGCCTTCCGGCGTGGAGCGTCTGTCGACGGTATCCAGCGCGGTCTCGAAGGTGTCGGCCATGGCCTTGAACGAGTCCGGCGCGGTTGACACGAGGTCGGAGCCTTCCGGATACGAGAGGCCGTAGATTGGTGTTGTTGCTGTCATTGTGTTCCTTCCTTTTCGGCGGTGGGCGAAGAAGTGTCGATGATCTGGATCATCGAGAGGTCGCAGATGTGCAGGTCGAGCTGCTGCCAGCTGAGGGTGGGCAGGTCGGCCCATGTGATCCGTTTCGTCAGCAGCGGCCGGAGCGCGGCCAGCGTCGCTTCCTGGGTGAGTGTCGGTTTGCCGTTGCGCCACCGGTATGAGAGCGTCCCGCCGATGGTCGTGATGGGGCCGGTGAAGGACGGTCGGCCGTCTGAGCCGGTCAGGGCCGACGCCTTGGCCTTGACGATGATGAACGGGCCGGATGGGCTTGCCTTGTACAGCCATGGCCGTCGTGCCGGGTCGATTCGCGTGCTGTTGAACGTCACTGTCTCCGGTACCATGCGCAGGTCGTGCGATTCGAGCCATTGCGCGATGTTGACGCGGTCCGTGTCGCTGACGGTTGAGGTGCCGCCGCTGTTCCATACGCCGCCCGAGTCGTCCACGGCGAGCATGTCGGAATCGACGGTGAGGCTCTTCTGCATGGCGGTCAATTGTGGTGGCAGACGGTCCTGGTCTCTCATCGTGATCTCCACGTCGTCGAAAGAGAGCTTGCCGTTGTCCGATTTGACGCGTTTCGCGTTGATGACGACCTGTGTCAAAGGTTCGGTGATGCTCAGATCCGTCGATGCCTCGATGTCGGCCGCCGAGAGCGCGTATCGTGTCTCTCCGTCGGTGAGGACGGTGAGTTGGCCATCGGTTGACAGATGCACGGCGATCGGGTCGGCGAGGAACAGCGGCCTGAGGGTGGATGCCGAGCCGTCGTAGACTTCGTGCCATTGCGGGAGTCGTGGCCCGACGGTGAGCCGGTGCAGCAGGTCGAGCTGCGATGGGTGGTCGGATGACGTGTATGGTGCGACGCTTGACGGCAGGGCGAGCCCGTCCAGTTGGGCTTCCGGCGCTCCCTGCGCCGAGGCCCTGCGGTTCATCTCCGCGAGGCGTGCGGATGGCGTGCCTATCCAGTGCGCGCCGTTCCATTTCGCGGCCGTGTCTGTCGGTCCTTGTGATTGCAGACGTTTCCATACGGCCATCCTCGATGTGGCGGAGAGTTTGAGCAGCCACCCGCCGTCGCTGGCCGGTTCGATGCTGCCGCCGGTGGACACGCTGCCGGCGAACATTGTTTCGGATGGCGAGTCTGGCGAGTCTGGCGAGTCTGGCGAATACGTCTTGTGGAGCGAGTCGATGGGGATGCGCAGATCGCGCCAGCCGCCCATCGCTGGCGTCAGGTCCATCCATCGAGGCTGGTTGGAGAATTGGACGACCACTTTCATTCCGGCCAACGTCAATGCCTGGCCTGCGAGCCGTCCGGTGCGGTCGCGGAGGGTGAACGACATCACGGCAGGTTCGGGCTGTTCGTCGATGCCGTCGCTTCCCCAGTCGATGGTGAACGAGTCGAGGGCCGCGATGTCCTTGGCTGAGTCGTTGACGGGTGTCCAGCCGTTGCCTGTGTCGATGAACATGAAGCACTGCTGCATATCATGACCTCCTTGCGTCGTAGTCGGCCAGGAGCCGTCTGATGGCCTTGGCGGTGCCGTCCTTGTCGATGACCTCGCCGTTGATCTCCACGTTCCAGGTGTTGACCACGGCTGGCGTGGCCGTGTTGCCCTGGGCGGAGAGGTTGAGGGGCATGGCCGCAAGTCTGCGGTTGGCGCGGCTGATAGCGGTTTCAACGTTGCTGTCGAACCCGGTGTTGAGGCCCTGGGCGAAGCCGGTCATGATGGCCTGGCCGGCGGGGATGAGCAACCTCCGGTCGTAGCTGACCGGGCCTTTGTGGGCCTTGATCCAGTCGCCGATGCCGCTGATCCAGCCGGTCACGTTGCTCCACATCGATTTGAGGCCGTTGAGGAATCCGCTGATGATGCTCGCTCCGGCGTTGTAGAGCAGTGTGCCGGCTCCGGAGAAGAAGCCGCCGATTGCGCCCGGAATGCCACGGAACCATGAGACGACGCCGTTCCAAGTGTTTTTCGCGCTGTTCGCGGCGTTGTTGAAGGCCCCGCCGATGGAGCTGCCGAGGCCGCTGAACCATCCGAGGATGCCCGAGACGCATCCGGCGATGAAATTGGTGAAGCTCGCCCAGATGGCCTTGCCGGTGTTGGTGCAGGCGAAAAAGTAGGTGAGTCCGGCCACGAGCGCTGCGATGAGGGTGATGACGACCATGATGGGGTTCGCGCCCATGACGGCGTTGAGCAGCGCCTGTGCGGCAGCGGCCAGCTGCATGGCCGTGGTCACGGCGGTGACGACTGCGACGGCTCCGCCGACGGCGGCCACGAGTGGTGTCACGAGATCCGTGTTTCGACTGATCCAGTTGCCGGCGGTCTTCAGCCAGCCGCCGACCGTCTGCGCGGCCGTGGCGACGGTGTTGAGCACATTGCCGAACGAGGTTCCGGCCGGCTGTCCTCCGGTCATCGCGTTCACGACGGCCATGATGCCGTTCCACAATGATTGCAGTCCGCCGCCGACCGACTGCGCGGCCGTCTGCAAGGCGGTGAACGCTCCGGTGTCCTTGACCTGTGTGAAGAACGTCTGCAATCCCTGCGTGCCGTTCTGCGCGAGGTTTGTGACTGCCGTTGCGGCCGCGTTGATGCCGCCGGTGACGGCCGGTTTGAAGAGGTTGAAGGCGTCGGTCAGGCCGCCGGTGACGGCTGCTTCGAGGTTTCCCATGGCTCCCTCGATGGTGCTGGTCGATGTCGCGGCCTGTTTCGCCACGTCGGTCATGCCGAGGTCCAGCAGCGCCTGGTTGAACTCGTCGGCCGTGATCTCGCCCTTGGCCATGGCGTCGCGGAAGTTGCCCGTGTACGCGCCGTTCTTCAGCAGCGCCTCCTGGAGTTTGCCGGACGCGCCAGGGATGGCGTCGGCAAGCTGGTTCCAGTTCTCGGTGGTCAATTTTCCCGCGCCGGCGGTCTGGGTGAGGACCATGGCCACGCTTTTGAAACTGTCGGCGTTGCCTCCGGCCACCGCGTTGAGGTTGCCGGCCGCCTCGGTCAGTTCCATGTAGTTGCCGATGCCGTTTGCCGCCAGCTGCGCGGTGGTGTTCTGGATGTCATCGAGGCCGTACACGGTGGCGTCGGCGTATTTGCGGGTTTCCTTCGTGGCTGCCTGCACGGCTTTGGTGTCGATGCCGGCGAAGCTCATGGTGTTCATGAACTTGTCGGTGCTGTCCGACATGTTCACCACGTCGCCGGCGAAGCCCTTCACCGTGTCCCACAGCGCGGTCACGCCCTTGACGGCCAATCCGCCGATGGCGCTGCCGAAAGCGGCCGCCTTCGTGGTGGTCTTCTCGAACGCCTTGACGGCATCATCGGCGTTGCCGGTGATGCGCACGCTCATGATCGCGCTGTGCGCCATGGTTCACTCCTTCCGTGTTTCTTCCGCTTCCTTGAGCAGTTCGGCCAGTCCGGTGCCCCAATCCAATTCGTCGGCCTCGTTCCTCCACTGCCATGGCGTGCCGCCGAAACGGCTTGCCAGCAGGAACGAGAGACGGCCGAGCGAGTCTTGGGGCCACGCGGCTAGTCCGTAGGGTTTCCCTCTTCCGGCTCCTCCTTCGCTGCAGCAAGGTCGAATGACGCCACGGTGTCCAGCCAATGCTCGAAGTCGGGCAGATTGTGGCCGCCCATGCGCAGGGCCGCGTAGGCCGCGTAGGCCCCGGAACGGACGGGGGACTGGGTGATGGGTCCCCAGCCGGCCTCGATGGCGTGCGCCTCGGCCTTGCAGGTGGCGCGCATGGTGATCGGCACGAGCTCGCTGGTCCCGTCCGTGTAGGTGATGCGGGTGGTTGCCATGTCATTTTCCTTTCACTTGGTTCAGTGTCTTGTCGATGAAGTCCTTGTAGACCTTTTGCCATTGGCTCTCGGTGGAGGCGACGCCGTTGTTGACGAAGAGCCGTGGCCGGATGTGCCGTTTCGGCCAGCCGTAATTGATTGGGCCCGCGTATGGCACGGCCTTGCGGCCGGCGCGGATGACGCCGGCGCGTTTCGTCGCTCCGACACGCAGGCTGCCGGCCAGCCGGCCGGTCTTGCCTCGCGGGGCGAGGTTGCGGACGGCGGGCAGTGCGATCTGCGCGGCCTCGCGGTTCACTTCCTTCAGGTCGTCCATGTCCGCGCCGGCCTTGCGCATCGTCTGCACGAAGCGTTTCTGGCCGACGACCATCAATGCCTTGCCGGCCATCACTTGCCCGTGTACGGTGCGTGGGCGACGTTCGTGACGGCGAAGCTCAGATCGTTCGTGTTCTTCGATTTGACGTCGCCGCCGATGGCGATTGGCGCGATGGTGACGTTGAAGGTCCACTGGATCTTGCCGGTCTGGTTCGGGACGAACTGGGCCGGCAGCGTCTCGCCCTTGTGATCGAAGAGCCAGACGGCCAGACCGTCCTCGCTGAAGTCGTCGCCGACGGTGCCCTCGAACGTCCACGTGGTCGTGGTGTTCGTTTCCTCGGAACCGTCCAGGAACGTCGTCGGGTCGTCGCTGCTGTTCGACGGGTTCAATTGCGCCTTGGTCAGGTCGGCGCTGAAGTCCCTGCCGTTTGCGGTGTCGGTGATTTTGAAGATGCCTGGTCCGAGCGTGCGGATCTTTCCAGCCATGATTGTTTTCCTTTCCTTGTCTTATTCGGTTTCCAGGGCGTTCAACGTGACCTGGTATGCCGCCAGCGTGCCGGCTCCTGCGAGGTTCCATGTTGCTGGCGTGGCCTTCTGGATGTTCAGTCCACGTTCGGCGAGTCTGTCGAGCGCTGTGAGGATGTCATCGACTGCGGATGGCTGCGTGGCCGGCGTGCCGGCGATGACGTCCAAAGTCCAGACCGGTTCTGGCGGGCCCCATGACGGCCATTCCACGGTCGGAGGTTCGATGAACACGGCCACCTTGCCGGCGGCGGGGCGTACCAGTTGGGCGTCGATGCTGATGCTGCTGACGAGCCCGTCGAGCATGTCGGCGAGCGTGTCCATGAGGGCGGTGCGTTGTTCCTGGATGTTCATGCGATCACCATTCCCCCGGTCAGCACGCCGGCGGCGCGGAGTTTCGGCCAGACTGAGCGGAGCGGGTCGGTGGAGATTCTGAATGGTTCCACGGTCGAGTCGCCGACGTCCATGACGCCGAGGCGGGCGTCGCGCATGTTGAACAGGTCGGCAGCGCAGGAGACGATGCAGTCGGCCAGCAGATCGTCGTCCACGGTGGCGGTGCCGACCGCGTGCGCGACGTATCGTTTCGCCGCCGAGAGTTTGACCGTGAGCCGGTCTTCCTCTCCGGCCGGGACTCCTACCTCGTCGCGTAGTCGTTGCAGCAGGGTGTTGTCATCGATCATCATGCCGTGGCGAACTTCACCGGAATCAGGCCGTCGGCATTGGTCGTGGCCACGGCCATGTATCCGTAGACGCTGTAGGAGTTTGTCAGGCCGGTCACGTCCCCGTCCGTCAGCTGCGCCGGGCCGCCGGACTCCCAGACGGTCACGGAGGCGGGGTCGATGAAGCTGGCCAGTCCGGCATCGGCGTTCGGCAGCAGCACGACAGGGACGCGCATGAACGTGCCGGCCACGCCGGTCAGGTCGAAACTTCCGATGGTGTCCGATCCGTCTCCGCTGAGGTTGAAGAACCGGTCGCCGGTGTCCTTGAGTTTCACCAGTGCCTTGAGCACGTCCTTGGAGACCGCGAGGCGTGTCAGCGACACGTTGCGGTCGTCGGCCAGTTCGGACGCGTCGATGATGAGTGACACCCAATCGTCGATGGTCATGTTGGCCAACTGTGGCGCGTCGATCTTGTTGGCGTTAGAGGATGCGTCGCGCTGAGCCTTGATCTCCTCGTACAGGTGGTCGCGGACTGCCTTCTCGGTGGCCTTCGCGTAGGCGTTCTGCAATGCGGTGAGCGCGGTGTTGAGCATCGGAGTGGTTGACCGTTCGATGGTCTGGCGAGATAGGGTGGTGTAGCCGCCGTAGGTGTTGATGTCGGCTGTCTTGGTGCCGAAGGCGACTTTTCCGAAGGAAAGTTCTGAGCCTTCCGTCTCCTGTTTGCCGACGGCTGTGGTGTCGGAGGTCACGACATGATATTCCATGCTCATGCCGGTCGCCGGGAGCGTGTCATGGGTCAGGAGCTGGGAGACCTTGCGGCGGTCCTCTATCAGTTTGAGATCATCGGCGATCCAGGTGGCGGTGTTGCCGGTGTCCTTGGTGGAAATCAGTTCGCGGCATTCCTTCATCACGGTCATGGCCTGTTCGTCGCCTCGCGCGAGGGCCTGCATGTATTCGCCGTGGCTCCGGTACGCCGCGCCGATGGCAGCCGGCGCCGGTTTCGCGCCAATCTTGCTGATCTCGGCCTTGATGCCGCGCTGTTCCTCCTGCATGGACTGTATCAGGTCCATCAGTTCGTTGTTGTTCTCCATGGTTTCCTTCCTTTGTTGCACGGCTGGTGCCGCTGATTTGGTCATTTTCGCGTTCTGGTAGGCTGGCCAGCTCACGATGCTGGTCTCAAGCAGGCGGACCTTGCGGCGGTGGGTGATGCCGTCCCGGTCCTTCTGTGATTCGATCGGAATGAAACCGACCGAGAAGCTGTCGAGCACGCCGTCACGAATCAGGGTCATGGCGTCGCGGCCTCGTGCCGTGTCGCTGATCCGCGCGGTGATGTGCAGTCCGTCGTCCGTGCTTTCCGCTTTGGTGATGCGGCCGATGGTCTCGCCGTGCTCGAAGCACAGTTTCGCCTCGTCAAGTCCCTGGAACTCGCATTCTCGGTCGAAGGTCTCGGCTCCGTCCCATGTGTCGATGATGTCGCCGAACGGCACGGCTACGCCCTCGACGGAGGTTGTGCCCTCGTCGTCGGCGGAGCGGAGTGTCAGGCCCTTCCATGCGATGGTGCGTTTCTCGATGTTCATTGGTCTTCTTCCTTTCCGAGTGCAGGCAGTCCTTCCTTGCGTCTCACGTCATCGACGGTGAGGAAACCGGCCTCGATGGCTGTCTTGTAGGCCGTGTAGCGGTCGCTCATGTTCGCACGTTGGGAGCTGTCCCAGTCGAACTTCGCGGTCCGGCCGCGCGGCAGCAGACGGTTGAAGATCTCCTCGAGTTCGCCGGTGTAGGCGGCCAGCGTGTAGTCGGCGAACTCGATCCACGACTGTTCGATGTTGCTGTAGGTGAGGTTCGAGCCATCGACGGCGGCGAGCATGATGCTTGCCGGGATGCCGAGCAGACGGGCGATCTGCGTGGTATCGAACTTTTGAGTCTCAAGAAACTGCAAGTCTGCTGGCTTAAGTGAGAGCGGCACGTATTCCAGGTTCTTGCCGACTACCTTGATGTCGCCGGCCTCGCCCGACGCCTTCCATGATGCCTTTGCCTGCTGCGCGGCTTCCTGTGTGATGTTCTCTGATGTGCGCAGATAGCCCTTGAGGTTCGAGCCGTCCGTGAAGAACTTCGCCTTGTAGTCGCGCGCGAGCTGTGCGGCATCGATCTCCTCGCGTGCCGCCGAGATGGGGCCGAGTCCGCGCAGTCGGCCGGGCACGTTGAGGAACTTGCTGTGCACGATGGAATCGGAGTCGTAGACGTGTCCCATGTAGGAGAATCGCAGGTCTGGGCAGGCTGGGTCGTCGCTTTCGTCGGTGACGGTCACGTATTGCGGCGGCAGCATCTCGCAGGTGACGATCTCGCCTTTCCAATCGCGCACGATGCGCGTGAAGGCGTTGCCGTCGAGCACGAGAGAGGCCACGATGTCGGCGATGAAATCACGGCGTGAACGGCTCACGTCCGGCTGCAACACCATGGGGCTCACGTCCGGCAGGTCACGGCCGCCGCGCTGTTCCACGATCGGCAGGCCGGTGATGGCGGTCTGAAGCACTTGCACGCCACGGAATACGGTTGAGAGTTGCAACGGTTCGGTGTCCGGCCCCCGTTTCGGCGGCTTGATGCCGTCCGGCATGTCCGTGCCGTCCGCGCCGCGCGTGAGCACGCGGCCTGCGAGCCTCATTCGTTTCCAAAGATTCATGACGCCGAGATTATGCGCGGCGGCACGTCATGGCCAAAAAAACGGTGACATTCAGTGACAAACGGTGACATTCAGTGACAAACGGTGACACGTCAGAAGATTTGCAACGTGCCGTCAGATGGCAGGTGATGCGCTCCCCAAGCAGCGAGCATGCATGATTCAATCGGCGAGGTCAGCCCGGTGCTGCCACGCCGTGTGACGCGCCATGCGTCGCCGCTCCATGTCCTCGCGCAGCTGGCCGCGCTTGCGTCGAGCTCGGTATCGGCGGCATGGCGTACCAGCTTGTTCCGCAGACCGCTGACGAATGCCTGGCCGACTGCGAGGTAGTCGGATGATTGCATGGCGATCAGTTCGATCAGTGGGTCGCCGGCTTCGTCGGTCATGGATGCGAGCCGGTCGTGCAGGTCGGCGTTTGGTCCCTTGCAGTCCATGACCAGGGGAGCGTGGTAGGTGTCGCAGATTCTCGTGATCTCGGCGGGTGCCATGCCGGTGCCGTCCAGGACTTCGAGCAATTGCACGGTCACGGTGCCGTCCGTGTTGACGATCGCGGCGGAGACTGACGTGTTCGTGGCGTCCACGTCCACGGCGGCGGCTATCACCACGGGTCGGCCGTCGATCCGATCCGGTGTGACCGGCGTGGCCAACGTGGATTGCCACAGCTGGTCGGGGATGATGCGTTCGGCCACGCCGGTGTCGCGCCGGTTGCCGAAGGCGCGCGCCCAGCCGGCCTCGTTGCCGGCGAACTGTTCGCGGAAGTCGCGCAATTGGCGGATGTCCCAGAGCAGGCCGGCGGCGGGATGCCATTTCAGGATCGTCTGGAAGTCCTCGGGGTCGGCGTCGTCGGGGATGCCGAAATCGAACCAGCATGTGCGTGTGGGCACGTTTCCGGCGCGGAAGGAGTCGAGCAGGCCGTTGAGGAACGTGGAATCGGCAGTGCCTTCGGTCGAGGTGATCCAGATCTGCGGCTGCACGCCGGTGAAATGGAGACGCGTGTTCATGGTCGGGGCCATGCCGTCGAGGATCAGCTTGCCGGTCTCGTCGTCCAGGCTGAACGCCTCATCGATGGTGAACTTGTCCATCTGCGTGCCATGCCCGGCCACCTTGGTCACGGCCAGCGGACAGATGAAGCTGCCGTTACGGAAACGCTGCTCCATCCCGCCGTTGGAAAGCCTCGGCTTGAGGGCGAACGGCGCGAGCCTTGATTTCGAGAGCTGCTGCACGAAGTCCTTGAAATGCTTCTCGGCGTCCTTGCCGGTCTGCGCGAGGTAATAGATCTTCCGGTCTGGGCCGAGCAGAGCGTTGCGCGTGTCCTCGGTATCGATCAGCGTGCTCTTGCCGCACTGGCGCGGAGTGGAAAGTACCACACGGTCGTAATAGTACGTTCCGGTGGCCGGGTCGATCTCGCCGGCCACGTCGGCCACGTAGCGTTGCCATGGCAGCAGCGGTTTGCCGAGCATCCCGGCAGTCCGTGCGACGATCGCGCCGTCGGTCGGCCGCGTTTCGTCGCGTTTCGTGCCGCCGCGCATGAGCATGTTCACAGTCCGGCCTTCGCGGCGGAGATGAAGTCGGTCAGCGTCGGGTCGAGCTGCGGCTGTTCCGGATACATCGCCTTGAGTTCCTGGAACCATGTGAGCAGTGATGTCATGTTGCGGCTGATCTCGCGTCCCTTGCTGTTCTGGATGTCGATGTTCCTGGCTATCGAGAGCATCGACTTGCAGATGTAGGTTGCTTCCGGCGTCAACGTCTTGCCATCCACGAAGCTTTTGATGAGATTCATGGTCGCCTGCTCCTGAAGGCCGCTGATGCCGTAGGGATGCGTGTATTCCTCGAAACCTTCCAACGTTCCTTGATTCATGATGTGTTTTCCTTGGTTTTCCAACGTTTTCATGCTTTTTTGCGTGGTTCTGGGGGGAGAAAAGACTTGGCGCGGGGTCTTTTGGGCGTCGGCTGTTTAAAAAAGCGGGTCACCATCGCGGCCGTTCGGCCGGAGAGTCGCGGCGGAGTCCGAGAGCGGCGAGGCGTTGTCGTCTGGCGGCGAGGCGTGCGTCCACGGCCTGCTGTGTGAGATGCAGCGCGTACCACTGCTGCGCCGTCCGATACTCCTGCGGCGTGAGGTCGAGAGCGAACGTGGAATCGGCCGGTGTCTCGATGACGTGCACATCGTAGTCCAACGCCAGCCATTCGGCCAGCATGTCGGGATGGCGGCGTGAGCGTGGCAGCGTGCGCACCAGCCATACGTCCAACGGCTCGGAGCTCTTGGCCAGTGTGCGGGCCGCGCCGTCCCATGCCATCGCGGCGGCGAGGCGCAGCCCATCGGTCGCTTTGGATTGCGTCGGGCACAGGTCGCGCAGCAGACTGTCGAAGCTGACAACGATGCTGTCACGGCGGAGCATGGACTGCATGGCCATGCCGAAGTCTGCGCGTGGCGGTCCGATGACAGCGTGCATGGTCGCGCCGTATCCGCTCAGCACACGGTCCTGGCGCATCGCGTTGCAGTGCTTGCACGCGCGGCGCAGGTTGGCCACGGTGTCCTTGCCGCCATGGCTGAACGGGATGATGTGGTCGTCCTCGGTCGCTGTGATGGAGCAGCCCGGCATGCCGAGCCAGCACCGGTTGCCGTATGTGGCGATGACCTTCGCTCTGATGCGTGGATCGACGGTTTGTCTTCTCATGCTTTGCCTTTCTCTCGTTGTGTGAGTATCCAGCCGTTCACGTCCTGTTCGGCGTACATGATCGAGTTGCCGATGCGGATTGGCGGCGGTCCGATGATCGGGATGGACTGCCGCCACCGGATCAGCGTGCGTTTGCTGACGTTCAGTCTGGTCGCGGCCTCGGTGGTGGTCAGCATGCTGATGCGGGTCATGCCGTGGCCTTGTCCCTGAGCAGCAGCGCGATCTGTTCGAGCTTCGCGGCGACAATCGGCCAGTCGGCCTTCGAGATGTCCGACCAGACCATGCGCGGCCCGTCCGGCCTGATGATGTTCTGTCCGATTTCCACGTCGCCGGGCTGCGGCCGGTCGTGGTCCTCGACGTCGAGCGATATGCGGATCTGCGGTTTCAAAACAGCTGCTCCTCTTTATACGTAGTGGTGTGTGGTTTCGGTTGCGGCTTATATGGCGTGTATCTGGTGGCCCATTTGCGGAAACTGCGGCAGTCGATGCGCCACACGCCGGCCTTGTACGCCGGCAAGCCTTTCTCACGAAGACTGAGCAGGGTGGGCACGTTCGGCTCGTTGAGCGCCCGGCAGACCTGGAACAGTTCGATGTCGGTGCGCCGGTTGTTGCTTGCGATCCGGTCAACCTTGTCGGCGAAGCCCTGCATGAGCATCCTGCGTGATTCGTCCGGATAGTTCAGCACCTCGTGCAGAGATGGTTCAATCCTCGATGACATAGGCCCACATCCCGCACCATTTCGCCAGCACCCGGAGCAGCGACTCGGAATCGTACATCTTGCCGGCGGCGGGAGAACGGTAGACGGGAGCTGGCGCGCCCTTCTCTCCGTAGGCCATTTTCAGAGCGGCCTGGAGCTGGTTGTCGTTCAATCCGGACGCCTTCATCAACGACTGTCGTGAGGTGTTCGCCCTGCACCTGATGTTCTTGTCGATCATCGGGAGTGTCATCCTCATCTGCGTCCTCAGTTTGTCGGGGAATGTTGCCTTGCTCAATTTCAATCCTTCCTGTAGCTTTCGGTTGGTGAGCGCTTGAGAGGTCAAGACCTAAAATCTGCTGATGGAAACGCTCGGCCGAGATTCCCCGGCCGAGCCGTCAACAGATTCCAAAGGTCTTGCAGAACGTTTCGGTCGGAGCCGCGCCGTCGATAACAAGAGCGGCCGAAGCCGCCGGGAATGGTCCCCAATCAGGCCACGGCCGAAGCCGTCTATGGTCGCCCGATTCCGCCTTAATCGACGGCCTGAGAGGGTCGGGAGCTAAATTTCGTCTCGCAAATGGCGCGATAGCCACGCGCCTGGCGTTACCGGTCGCTAACCCGGCTCAGCGGTGGCAGGGGTACGCCATACGCCCCATATGCCGTTCGGTTTTTGTCAGTCGTCGTCGGTGAGGAAATCACCCAGACGGACGATCGCGAGCACCAGCCCCAGCATGAACAACACGAAGGGGCTGAGCAGAATCAGAAGAACGATCTTGATGAAACGTTTCACGTCAATCCTCGTTGAAGCATCGGTCGATCTGTTTCTCAAGATCGTCAAGCTCGTAACCGTTGAACGGAACGCGCACCGTCATGCCGTCTTCCGTCTCAACGATCAGCTCGAAGAAGCAATGCTGCTTGCCATCCACTCGCTTGACTGTGACGCTCATTCCTGGGCTCCTTCCCATTCACGACGGGCACGCCTAGCGTGCGTCATCGCCTTGTTGATCGCGCCCTTCATCGTCTGAAGGTCGCCCATGTCCAAGCCATCGAACCCGAACGTGCTTCCAGCCACCTTGATGCGGCACTTGAAGCCGTAGGGATTGCCGCCGGTGCATTCCGACGGGTCGATGTCCAGCACCTGGAAGTAATTGCTGGTGCATTCCGGATTGAAAACACTCATTTCACTGCTCCTTGATTCATGGATTTAGGCTCCTTCCTTCGCAGCGATAGGCTTGTAATCGCACAAACCAAACCTTTCAAACAACGAAGGAAGGAAGAATATATGCACCTGAACTTCAGCGACATCATCGCCGCAATTTCGTTGGTTTGGACGGCCGCAACCTTCGGTAGAACGGTTCGGCATAGACCAGAGGCGTCATGGATGAACTCGTACATCGTCACTCGCCTGCCCAACGCGACGCCACCACTGACTGACGAACACGGCCGCTTGCCAGTCAGGAAGGCCATGATCGCCAATGACGGCGATGGGAACGCTTTCGATGTCCGCGTGTTCGGACACAACTGCATAATCCGCGCATACGCATGGGAAAAACTCTCAAACGGTAGCTGGAAAATCGGCGAGCGGACGATGGTCCCTCGCATATCAAACGAAGACGGCGACGACGTGAAAATAGCCATCTGGCCGCCCGAAGGCGCGGATGACATGCCCGAGGATGCCAGGATCTGCATCCACTGGACCAAATCACCCACAAGACTGCGCCGCTGCGGATACGAAGAAATACCCCTCACTTCGGAACTCGCCGACAAATGGTGGGAAGAAAAGGACTGGAAAGCATCGCACAGACTGGCCGAACGATTCCGCACATGGTGCGCACACCGAAGGTTCCACCACAATCCCGAAGACGCCAGAAAATCACCGCAACCAACCATCTGAATCACCGTGACGCGTAAATCGAAACCAGAATGGAAAAAACCAGAGCCGTAATAGACAAAACAAGGTGCCAATCCATTACTTCACCTCCAATGGCTCTCGGCCGAGCAATGAATCGACGGAAACGTCGAAGAAGTCGGCTATACGCGACACATCACGCAGTGTGAAGTTCTTCAGGCCGCGAAGCTTGTTCGACAACGCTTGTTCGCTCATTCCCACAGAGTCCGCTAGCTCTCGTTGCGTGACGTGATTTGCACGCAACTTGCCGCGAACCTGCTTGGCGATCGTACGCTGTTCTTGAATTACTAAACTCACAGTGAATCATTTAAGCACACAGGAACCGAGGATAGATAATTTAGGCGTGTCGCACAAACTAAACTAAACTAATGGTTTATAATTGCGGTATGTCAACAACTATGATGCCGAAACCGCGACTGGATAAGCAGCAGATTGCGGTGGCAAATATCAAACTGCTGCTGGACGCTTCGCATAGCAAGAAGAAGGATCTGGCCGAATATTTGGGCAAAGTCCCTCAGTCGCTGTCGAAGATGCTTCAGAATAAGCAAACGTGGTTTTTTGAGGATATGTGCCACGCCGCCGATTTCTTCGGGGTCGGCCTTGAGACGTTGGTGAGAACCGATTTAACACCGATGAAGGCCGAGCAGATATTAAAAAACCGTCGTTCCGATGATGGGAACGACGGTCAAGTGGTAGCGGGGCATGGATTTGAACCATGGACCTCTGGGTTATGAGCCCACGTTTTCTTATATTGTTCTAGTTTGTTATTGTCTATTGTATAGTGC